GACAGTTTTGCGTATCCGTTATATCTGGCAGCATGTAAATATATTTTGCCCTAAATCCGTTTACAACATCCGCATCGGGTATTGGATCAATCTCCCAACCTCCCTGGGCGCTTAGGGAGGCTGTCGGAAATTCCTTGCTTGCCATCGTGTCAAGGTTTGTCATGAGGCCAATATCCCCAACCTCTGAAATCCTTATTGACGTGCCTGTGTTTGAGTCGGTTATTGGGTTCACGTAATCAATCCAACACGCCTCGAGCCGGATAAAATTATCCGGTAATTGCAATCCGCTTTCTCCGTTAAATATACTTAGCTTCTTTGTTTTGATTGCATTGGTAATGAATTCAGCAGGCAGAATATTGAGTAACAGCAATTGCGCCCTGTTGACCGTGTTTTGCATGTTAAACTTATCTCTGTCTGCCGTGTCTATCTGAAGATTGTTACTTATTTCAGTATATATATCGGAGTAAGCGATTGACATTATTTTTTATCCTTCTTCTCGTTCTTTGGCTGTGCAGGTGGAGGCTCATCTCCAGGAACCTTAACCTCCTTAACATCTTCCTGGCTTGAAAATGGGTCTACATCAGGGTTGATAGGGTTGCCAACAGGCTCTGCATCCGCTGAATGGTTAAACATTTGATCTGTAACCTCGTCTTCTGTCAATTGTTCGCCATGATTGTCAGTACCGCCTTCTTCCTCTCTTGATGGCTTTCTGGCAACGCCAGGCTGCGGCAACGGCCCACGATTAATGCCTGGCTTCTTCTTTTTTTCTGCTTTCTCTAACCCGTTAGTCAGCCTCTTGACATGCTTCGCAACAGAGGCTGTCCACTCTTGCACCCGATCGTCTTTTTCCATCAGGATTTTTGCATCAGCCAGCTTGATCTCAACTGGCTTGTCGGTGAACAGTCGTGCAATATGCCGTATCGTGTTGTCAAACGCCTTGTGTCCCATCACCAATCCGTCCGGCAACACTTTTCCAAACATTCTGTCTGGAACTTTAATATATAATTTCTTTGTTTCCATATCTTTTTGCCTCCTTAGTGTTGGCATGAGAGCCTACTCGATGGGGTTACTCTTTCAGCTCTCATACCTTTGGTGATTAAGTTACCTCACCAAGCTCTGTCCAGGTATCCGCTGCGGTCAAAACGTAGATCATACCAGTCGTTTTGTCTCCCAGGAATGACAGAATTGGTAAGTCTTCTCCATCGTCAAAATTGTTAAAATGTGCCTCAGTTACAGCAGTGTCACTAATCAAAAACATCCAGGCAACTTCTTTTTGTGGTGTTTCCAAATGAAAAATACCCACGTTGCCTGATGCGCTTGAGAAGTTTGAACTGCCTTTCTCAGACCGCACTTTAACAAAGAGATTAAGTAATGTTGCAGACATTTTAATTCTCCTTTAGTGTGATCTGGTTATGATACACGGTTTCTTACACGCTTAGACTGTTGCTTAACTGGCAACGCCTTATGCTTTGTAAAGTGTAAGAGTACCGTTACCTCTGTTGTACTGGGGTTAGACGTTTGTCCATCTAAATGCACCCTAACATAAAGTGCTGTGTGATACAGGGCATCAGCAACGCCAGCAACCACATTGATGGTATCGCTCTGGAGTGTTCCACCATTTAGATCGTCGAACAACTTGCCTGAACCAACAGTCATGTCTTTCCAAGTCTCTCTGTCTACACTGTATTCAAGGTGCAGATTGACATCATCGTTGGTTTGGGCGTTCGTCCATGCAGTACAAAAAGCGTTAATTGTGTTACAGTCACCGATATAAATAGCTTTACTATAGTAGTTTCCTGTACTATCTGCCATTGCAAACGGTGTTACCTGAACAGCAATATCCGTTTCGCTTTCCCAAACGGACACGGGCTTGTCGTAAGTGCTTCCTGCAATAACTGGAAGCGCAACAAACGACAAAGCAACAATAAAAATAAATAAACGTTTCATTTTTGCTCCTTTTAGCTTAACCAGTTATTACATTGAAGGCGCTTCTGAATAGGTGATCGCTACTGCTGAACCATCATTCTTCATAGAAGCTCCACGAGTACCGTCATCATCGTTCCAGTAGTCGGCTCTGGAATAGCCTTCGAGAACTCTAAAAGCGATACCGATGATTTCGTCATAATCGTCTACCCGTTTCTTGAATTCTAGCGGATGTCCTGTACCCTTGAAAAGGGCGTTGTCACCAAGTATAATGGCTGCGAATTTGGTAGCAGAAGAATAATCTTTAAAGCTACTCAAGTCAGAGATTGTACTTGGTCCATAAACAGGGCTTCCGCTCGAAGTTGAAACCTGCCAGATAGCGGTTTCAGATTCGAAAATCACAAATCCAGCCCAAACATACTTGCAGCCTACCAGCATAGGATTATGCTTTGCATAAGCTTGTGCGTTTGCAAGTGCAGTAACTTCTCTGAATTTTACGTCCTGTTCAAGTTGGTGAATTTGATAAGGATGAGCAACGATCATAAGCATCTCGTTTCCATCGTGCATTATGATGGGGTTGATCCGCTTAATCTGATCGTGTGCTTTTAGACCACTTAAGAAGTTGGTATCAAAAACGTTGGTGTCAGTCATTGCGTCGATTGCGGTTGCAACGTTTGTTTCATACCCTGCTGTTCCAGGATAATCAGTTGTCCCGTAACTGACTTTGCCTTGACCTGCAACGAATATGTGCGGATGTGAATTACTGGTGATGTTCTCGCTATTACCAGTATAGCGTGCAGACTGAAGAATGTTCCATGAATATCCATAGTAAAAAGCGTATGAACATCCAAGATATTCCTCATACTCTGCGTACGCACGTAGAAGCTGCGGCTTTGCGTTTTTGATTAATTGATAATCTTTTGTGGTCTGCGTTGACATCAAGCCTTCCTGGGGCATGACAGCGTGTCTCAAGATGTCAATTGGAACCTGAGCATGATTAATCTTCTGCCGTTCCTCGTGACCCTTTAACTGATCTAAGCCAATTGTAGGAAGCTCAACAAGGTTTCGAAGCAAAGGTATTTTAATGACATCACCCATGTTTCGCTCAAGCTCGTGCTGCATGACAATAGGTGAGCGTATGGGTTTTGGCATATTTGCCTTCTTAGCGATAACCTTATTTCCAGGAGTATTGAATTTTGCAAATTTACCCCAAAAATGATGTTTTAGAACCTCAAACTTCATTTGGGCTGCAAGAATCAATGCTTGATTGCCTGTAAAAGATCGTTCAAACATATTGTATGCTCCTGATTATAGTAAGCCTTGCGTTTCGGCATCAGTAGCAATAGCGTTAAGTTCATCTTCTGACATATCAGCGAAATCGGCTTGCTTCAATTCGGAAATCTTTCTGGCCTTTTTCCCTGAACCGTCATCCTTTGTCGCACGACCAAGATTTGACGCCTGACTTGTTTTGGCTCTGTTGATAGCATCAACAGCTTCAGACCTTCCTTCTCTTCGTGCGTTGCCCTGAATTGCATCGGTGTTTAAGCCTCTGTAGACAAGCATTATCGTATCTTTTGACAGCGAACCGTCCGGCTCTCTGTACCTTGATGGATACTTGTCGATGTGGTCGAAAGTAGCAGTAAACTTTTCGTCCGTTATGAAGTTTTTAAATTCATCCGGCTGTTCTTCAAAGGGTACTCCCAATCTTCCGGCTGTTCCTGCTAATTCAGATACAGCAGAAACAATACTTTCCATTGTAACCGCATCAGCAATTTCTTTTTGTTGGGCGAGGATAGCTTTGTCGGCCTCTTCAACACGGTCCTTGTGAGCCTTCACCCGTTCGTCATACGATTCGTTTTCTGATAATATCCTATGATATAAATCAGGATCGTCTTCACGTATCTCGTCTAGTTGTTCACGGGTATATTGCTTAGGCTCTTTGGGCTTTTCGTGTTCGATTATCTTCAGCCGCATATCTTGGTTTTCTTTCAGAAGTTTCTGCTTTTCAGCTAGTTGCCTCTGGTACGCCGCTCTCGTGTCTTTAAAGCGCTGGAATGGTACGGTTTCAGGCTCGGCAGCCTCGTCACCTTCTCCATCCGTGACATCATCACCAGGAATGCCGCTTTCGTCAGCAGGCCGCTCATGACCGTCGCCAGGAGTGGGAGTGCCATCGTCAGCTTCAGGCTGGTTCTGCGTCTTTTGGACAATGCTTCCATCATCGGAAATATCAAGGGAGTTGAGCGATTCCTCGCTCAAGGCATTGACATTTTCACCAACAATACTATCGTCAGCTTGATTTTCAACATTGTCGTTATTCGCTTTGCTTTTGTCCATCTGGAATGCCTCCTTAAATTAATTTTAAATCCACAATCAAAATACCTCCTTCCTATTGTGGGGTTGCGTTAAAAAAATACCAAATTATAAAAATTACTGCACTTAATACCATTATGCCAGGTATGCTTCTTGGTAGTAGGTATGTAAAAACAATCTTCAGGTATACTTTCAGCACTTCCCAAGATCGTGGAAATTGTGGTTTATATGGGAAGTCTGTCTTCTTATAGATTAATATCTGCAACACCGTAAGCGTTATCATTACAGGTATCAATACCTTAAAATTAAAAAGCACGCTTAAGACACTCATTTTGCTGCCTCCTGTTGTTTTGATCTGAGGTTTTGCTGCCCCTGGTCTCCTCCACCAGCTTCAAGGGCAAGTCTTTCTCTTGCTAGAGACATGACCGTATTCATTTGATTTGCGGCAGCGGATTCTTGTTCTTGTCCAATAAGCATAGCCTGCGCCTTTTCCAGGGATTGTATAAATTTCTCAACATCTTCAAAGTCAGAGTTTTCGAGCCACCACCTAAAGTCAATACCAACAGGCCCAACCATATCAAACGCCATTCTAACAAGCTCTGTCTTCTCTAAAAATCTTGCATGCCTCAATGTTGGGTTAACCTCTTCCTGTGATGGAAATACGGCATATTCACCAACATTCATATTGTTCAATACTCGATTTGCGCTTACTTGGTTTAGAATAACCTCTTCCGATGTACCCTTCATTGGGTTGAAAATTGCGAATGTGGTTTCTGTCGAATAATTTATTTGAAGTAGCTTAATAACACGATTGTGCAGCCTTGTAGTCGTTCGCTTGATACAACGATCAATAGGTACAAATGATTTCTCTGCTTGCTTTGTACGCTGGTAAAACAGCGAAGCGTTTTCCGCTGAAGTCTGCTGCTCCCCTTTTAGGTTTTGGGTCAAGCCAACTATCCTGTGGAGTAGGTCGTAGGCAGATTCGGACATCTGAGCATCGGCGAATGGTAATGAGGGAGGCTCAAAGCGCTTGAAAACTTCGTCTATCTTTGCAGCCTCTTTGACCAATATCTGTTGACCTACTGCGTTCCCTTTTGATTTGATCGTTTTCCAGTTTGATATACCGTCCGGCTTTATAGCTTGAGTAGGCTTTGCTGCCTTGTTCATAATATCAAGCATCCGGTTTCTCAAGTCGTTAAATTCGTTTTGCGGACCCTTCGCATTCTTAAATATACCAAAACTCTTGATTGCCTTTTTCCCGTACGGGTATGGTGATAGAGGTATGTAATCAAAATGCTTGTCTTGAATGTCAGCATCAGCTTTGTTTAAGTAGTGGTGCAACGCTGGAATGACTTCTTCAATCTGTATGATTTCTGCGTTATCTGTTTCGATGATTTCAAGTTGTGGATTATGCTTCAGAAAGACCTCACGCCTCTTTCCTTCCAGGACCAATATCTCTGATTGGTTAGTTGTCGGGTCGTACAGTATTTCCTCTGGTCTCCATATGCGACTGTGAAACTCTATAACTCTGTATTTGCCATTCACTTCATCAGCGAAATTCCGATGGTACAGCATAGCCGTTTCATAATCGTTACAAGCCTCCAAGAATGCTGAATCCTCTTTGTCCTTAATAAATTCTTGCAGCTTTGACCTGTGGTTAGGATATAGTGCATAGATTTGGTCTGTTGTCAGCCATTTGGAGCGTATCATGTAGTGAGCATCGTCAAAATAATAGTTGATCGCCCTGGAATCAAACATGATTTCATATTCGTCAATATTTGTTATGACAATTGAGCCATCGATTTGCCTCTCATTGGAAAAGCGTGGATACACATAACCACGCTTGACAAGTCCTGCGAGAATGGTCATAGCCATTTCGTCTTTGTAGTCTGTATTGATCTGCACGGTCTCAAGCATCTTTTGAATCAACGCTGCAACCTGCGGATTGCCACCTACTTTTGAGTATACCTTTTGATAAGTTTGGTTTAAAAGGAAGTCACCAAGAATGCGATTGAACATAGGAAAAATGATATTCCAGACATTGACGGGTCTGCGCTCTGACTTATACCATGACTTCTGATCTGCGGTATACTGCTCCCCCATTAAATAGTTGTATCCGTCCGTATACTCTTCGAATTCGGGGGACCAATTAGCCCACTCATTGTTGAACACCTGAGCTATTAGTTTGACACGTTCATTCTGTTCTTTTTTGGAAGGAAGCATACAAAAAGCCTCTTGCATTAAGTGGAATTACCGGATTATATTGGTAAATCACCTTAAACGCAAGAGGCTAAAACGCTATTTAGTGGTTTTTCTTACTTTTTTACTATATCTAGTACACTTTTCTCCATATTTGCGTTGTAGTCAACGTTCCACGTTTCTCTTGTGAAACCCCTGAAATCACATTTGGTACAATCCCGTCTACGGTTAACCCTCCTGCCGTACGGGCTTTTCCTAGTGTCTTTTACGATGGTTTTAGCGCCACAGTTGGGGCATTTCATTCCGTCGTACAAGTTACTTCCTCCACTGTTTCAAGAGGTTTTTCAATCCTTTTTTCTTGATGTCCTGCGTGCTTGTGTTTGGCCCGACATCAGCGCAAGCCTTTACTAGAAGCTCTTCCAACATTGCAAGGCAGGCTGCTCTAACTAGCTTATACTCCTTACTGGATTTGTCTGACGTGTTAACGTTTTTACTGATGGGTATTTTCGCAACAATGATGCGTGTCCCTGGTCGATAATGGGTTGTCTGCAACCTAATGAGCATCTCTTTGGCTTCGTTCTCCGTGCCAAACTCTTTAAGTGTCTGAACCTTTTCTGATAGCTTCATATTTAGCCCTTCTTCAGTTGTTTTTTGTTTATGGCTTCTACAAACCTGTTTATAAAAGCCTGGCTGTTGATAAGTTCATCCGTTTTTCGAATATGCACGGCCTCAACATGATCAAGGATATCTTTCTTGATATCGGAAATCAGTTCGTCGTAACAGCCCCTAATTGCCGCCATATCATAATCAATGAAACCCTCGATGTCTGTTGTCTTGCCAGTAATTGCACTATACAGCAGCTTTGGTGCAAGTTTGGAAAACATATTTTTAACAAGCCTTTCCAGCCTTTCCCTGAACACTTTGTCTATGAAATGGCCCTCAATATCTATGTGACATTCGGCAGTGCCACGTTTCTTGTGATTTTCATAACGATCGCTTAACTCGGAATGTCTCCGTTCAAGACCCTTGATCTCTTTCATCACATTCTTTTTGAATTTAGAACCAAGCATATTGCTCTCCTCTCTTTGATTTCTTTGTTCTCCCAGGCGCTCGAAAGCTAATTTCATTATGTCCTGCTGTTTCTTGGCAGCTTCTCTTAGTTTGTTGTAATAATCCAAATACAACTGATTCAGATAATCTTTATGCTCACTTTCAGTCAACCACATAGCTCGTAATGTCCAGGGGTCCACTATCGCCCGTCCAGTCGGGAGGATTCCATGTCTTTTGAGTTCAACAGGTATCTTTTTATCGCTCATTGCTTCGTCTCTGATTTTATTTTGCTGCCATCAATCTTATGGTCTCCGCACCAGTCGGTGCTGAATACAGGAGGCCACCCATCTAAACAGGGTGATTTCTTCCTACACCTGCCAACAGAAAGCCCCTTTTCTTGAGCTTGTATTATCCCTTTAGGTGAATCGTCAAGAGATTTGGCAAGCTCACTGATAGAGTTTTTAGTTACATAGTACATGCAGGTCTTGCATAGCAGCGTTTCTGATCTGTGTTTCCAATTGTCAGCTCTTGACATCGTTGCCCCCTTCCAGTTTCTTGCGGATTCTTTTCAATTGATTCGAACATTTGATTACTAAAGAATGATATCCAATAAAAGGCAAGTCACACGAGGCCATAACCACAACACCGCTAATACGTGTTTTGTAAACGACAAAAACAATGCCCTCCTTTAAAATGTGAGCATAAAAACCAAAACAAATAAACTTTTCGGATATACGCTCCTTGAACATCAGGCTTACTCTAAAATCAATCCATCCGAAATTGACTTTAACGTCTAAGCATGGTTTAATTTTCATTTTGCCTCCACTCTCAAATTAAATATAACTGCTGAGGAGTCCATGCCTGATGAATCTACGTATAAAAATAAATCCTTAGAACCTGTCCAAAGGCTATGGTTTTTAGAAATCTCCTCAAGCCTTGCCTCTAGGTATTCTCTCTCGGAGCCATACCTAAGCAGGACCTTATTACAGTCACCGCATCTCTTTCGATACCAGGTGCCTACCTTTGATGACCCATCACGTTTGTATGATTCTGTCTTTGTCGTTGAATGACTGCACGCCTCCTGCTTTCTTAGTAACTCAATTTCATCAACCCGTTGATCCAGGAGGTTGATCTGGTCTTGCTTGTCGTAAATGTTGCAAAACAAATAAATAACGCCAACATTTGCCGTAACGAGAAGCAATGCAATTGCTAAATATTTAATTCTTGGTTTCATTTTCCTGCCTCCTTTAAAAATTACCATACCGGAATATTTGTTCACATTAAATTTATATGAAGACCAAATCTCTTTCATGTTCTACCGTTATGCTCTAGTGAATAATGGTTGCCGTCTGCGAATCTGCCGCCCCATGAGCCGCCTATAGATTCCCACCATTCGCCAAGCTCTCTGTGGTCTTCTGTAGATGTTAAATATTTTCCATCTTTAAACAGGTTCAAATCAGCAGCAAGCCTGATGTAGTGCAGACTATTATCCATGTGTGCTTTGTATTCAGGCTTTGACCATGTATCCCCAAAGGTGACTTCATACCCAAGAGAATAGGCTTTCAACACAAGATTAGCCAACATCAAGGCGAATTTACTTTGTTTCTGTCGTAGTGTCATTATGCAACCCCTTCCGGTGCTTCTTCTGTTTTTTCCATACTTCCATAATCATAATCATCTTTTCTAGATGGTTCAACCCCTTCAAAAGGCCGCCATTCAAAGGGCGTCATACAAGCATATCTAAGTAAATCAGGAAAATCTTTATAATCTGTCTTGACCCGTTCAGAAATGGTCTTACCCTCTGCTGTCTTCCCTCTCCATTCGTCGTATGAATAGCTTCTCATTCCCCTATCAATATTTACGCACGAGCGGTCTATTAGTAAATACTGATCTCCATTTGGAGTAGGTTTCAGTAGGTCCTTTACGGCCTTGTGTCCAATTGCTAAGTCGTCGTTTACATCAGTTATAAATCCTCTCGGTCTTCCTTGTTTATCAAATTCTCTGCTGTATTCTTCGTGTATTGCAAATCCTGTTACGCTGTTTGGTTTTCGTCCAAAATTGGGATCGATTATTGATTGCAGTCTATCATTAGGTATTCGTAGTCTTGTCTCAATCTCTATCCACATTCTAACAAAATCTTTAATGACATACGGGTCTGCGCTTTTAATCTCGTTAAATGTCCTTCCTTGATAGCAATCGTCGTGTACTGAGGGCCATTCCCGAATAACTCTCCTGCGTCCCCATCTATCCATTCTGATCCAGCATGCAGCAGGAGGCTTGCGGTCGTGAGGATCAAGGATAAATTGATACACGAAAGACTCTGGAAAGTTAGGCGTTCCAATATCAACAAAATGAGGTAATTGTTTTGGTTTCTTGTCTCTTACATATGTCTTGTAAACTAAACCTGTCAAGTGCTGGAACTTGCCCTTCTCACGTGCTTCTCGTTCGTCAATGTCGAAATTCCTTACCATAAACTGTATATTCTTTTTGTGCAAGCAACCCTTTGGGTGTACCCCTAGCAGTTTTCCCAGGTCCCATGATCCGGAATCCTCAATACAGTTTTCCCAAATGGTTACGGTCTGATGATACTTGTCTGACTTCTCGCTTATATCCTCAATGATTTCGTCTACAAACCAGGCTGCACCAAATAAAGGCGTGGCTGGTATTATAATAAATCCACCTGATCGAAGCCTGGCAATTGCTGCCTTGTAAAGTGCTTGTGGTGGAGGCTCGTCAAAGATACACAGAGAGATATTAGCAGACTCAAACGTTCCAGGGTCCTGGTCAACGGTCTTGAATGATAGCCGCCAATCCGTATTCTTGAAAAATACCTCTGAAACATATGTCTTGCCTCCCTTGTAAGAAGTGTACATATGCTCCGGTATCCACTTTTTGAACTCCTCCCAAATACCCTTTAGTGAATCCTTGTTTGAAACATACCATATTTGCTTAGGCCAATCCTTAGGATAATTCTGGTATAGCGGATATTGAAAGAATCCTGGTATGACTTCGCTCGTCTCTACATCCTTGACGTTATGATATATATTTGAATCACCAAGAACAATGTTTGCAACAATATTAATAACACAAGTTGATTTTCCCGTACCGTTTCCTGATGTTACCAGAAATATCCGTTTGTTCGGCACCTGCTCCCCAATTGCCCTTATCAAATCAGCCTGCGGTCTATTGGGAAGGAAGTACATGAATGGATACTGCCTAGCATGGTCAAGAATGTCAATTAAATGATCCTGACTAGTCTTTATTTGTGTAGGTATAAACAAGGGGTTAGCTCTTTGTTTTTGTTAATTCACTCAGCTCTTTCTCAATTTCTTTTAGCTTGGCCTTATCGTTGCGGTGTTTTTCATCAACTTCCTTTTTAAGGTATTTAAATTTTACCCTCAAATGCTCTGCCCTACTTATTGTTGTATGGATATACTTGCCGCATTTAAGACATTTTGCATTATATGTATTAAATAAAAAGTTGTAACTGAAATCAAGTTTAGCATGATCACATTCAAGGAATGTGACCCTTTTCTCAACTTTATCTATTTTATCTATATTGGCCTTGATTAACTCCATTTCAAGTTTCTCTTGCCTTGAACATAGTTTAGCTATTATTTCCTTATTTTTGTTGATATCCAATATTAATAAATCCATTTTCTTTTTCAACCTCATTTTGACGCCTCCTTTGGCTTGACTTTAATTAGTTTCTTAAAATATTCAATAGCTTCTTTATCCGTTGCCTTTTTAAAGCTCGATCCAACTCTGTTGTGCAATAAGAATATTTGACCATTGATCCAATAAAACCCCTGGTCTTCGTGTCTGTATTTGACATTACATTCAACGAGATACTTTTTTACAAAGCTCGAGACGGCACGCTTTAATATATCTTTTTTGAAGGATTCGCCTTTTTTTCCTTCTATCTCTTCGGGCTTTTTCCCTCCTTTTCTTGTCTTGCTTCTTTTTCTCTTGCTCATAATCCCATCTCTCCTGCCTGCTTGTTTGGTCTGCCACGTATTCACGAAACAGCTTCCGGACCTTGCGTTTTTTACTTCCAGGAAAATCAATTTTAAGCCCCCTCAGTTTCCACGCTTTTTTCTTCTTTTCTTCAGCCATACTTTTTACTCCTTTAAATTGAGTTTATCTTTAGACCTCTCGTTATGCCAATCGCTCCAATAGAAAATAGCTGCTATCAAAGACCCTGCCATAATGAAGAACAGCATTAAAAAAGTAGGAAAGTGCCACCAGGGGTTTGTTGCCTCGACAGTGCTACAAAACCAAGAAAAAGCGTAACCCATCAAAATAAATAGTGCTGTCATCATATATTTAGCCATGCCTTTTACTCCTTTAAATTAGGTCTAATATACACGTAACGAGTGATCGTATTTAATAAAAATTAAATTAAATGCGATCACTTCTTAAATTGGCACAATATTTGGTTCGCCAGCGATTACAATGGATGCGTCCTGGTTAGTCTCGACCTTGTAGATATCAGCTCCGTAAAACTCCACAACGCCAATGCCTAAGCTGTTTAAGTCGTCTTCTTTGCCCTTAAACATCTCCATGCAAAGTTGTGCATATAAGCCAGCCTCCAGGAGTACAGCGCATTTAGTTGCGCCATGCTTAACCCTGTATTGATCAATGGCAGTCATTATTATTTGTTGTAACACTTGACTTCCTCAATTTCATCCATGTTTAAATAGTGTGTGTCTCCACCATTAAGAGGCACTTTAAATAATGATGGGTTTGTGTGCGTAAAGCCCATACCTATTAGATTAACGTCAAGCATGGTTCTTATTCTGCCGCTTTTATATTTAATTTCAACGTCCATTAGCTCTCCCCTTTAATGTGACCCACAAATAAAGGAATGGAATAAAAGGCTCTCTAAGTCTTGGAGCGCCATAAATAGAGCCGTATACAATGACAAGGGAAAGCATCAAAGCTACCTCAGCACTGCACCACTTGGCATTTCTGGCGAAAATAACCACAAACACCAAATATAAAAGCCCATAGGCTGCGTCTAAGGGCTTTGAATAAGTGAATAAAGGTGATCCCATAGGCTTAAATACGTTCCAAACGTTATTCATGAACCCTGCTGACAAGCCTTTATTATACTCCAAAACTGCTCCGAATGAGCTAAAGCACATAATTATAATTAATGTCATAGCATATAAAAGCAATGGCCTGTTCCTAAAGAAATAAATAGCAATAATCACCAGGGGTATCATTACGCTTTCTTTGGAATATTGGCACGACCTGATTAAAGACTCAGGAGCAAAACACCACAGCCAGCCAGCCCGTCTATTCATCCGGTACATTAGATAGACACCTAAAAGGCTTAAAAATATCTGGTAATAGGTATCTCTACCTGTAATGTGCAGCCATAGCACATATAAAGGCGTTCTTTCATACCAGTGATTATAACCCATTTGCGCCGCCCTTGCTTCATGTACCTGGAAATCCTTTGATATATCATAGTATTCATGAGCATCAATGCCTGGGAACTGAGGAGACACAACCAGAAGAAACGACACTCTCAATACTGCGGCTATTATTATGAGACACACTAATTCCTTTTTCACATCCAGCCTTTCTCCTTATAAGTTTCGAACAAACTTCTAATCTCATCTTCTATTTCTCCGTACGCACATTTGCTGCCAAAATTATACCCCTTCTCATAGCTCTCTATAGCCGTAGCTATCTCTCTTGTGGTTGCTTGATGTTTTAGAGTTAATATTCCCACAAAGTCACAATTTAATATTATGGTTTTTTGTCCTGTTATGCTCCAATAGTAATTTTGGTCATTTACAATTATTTCAATCATTTTACCCTATCCTGTTGCTTTAGATAATCAGGACCAAGAACTTTCATTGCATGATCTCGCTTTGATTCTTGCATCCTACGACCTGCGTTTGCGGAATCCTCTTCAAAAGCTCCGCATCCATCACCTAGCATTTTTGTTGCCATCATTGCATCATATAAATCTAATGATATTCCTGCTTTGTTTAATTTGATGCCCTTAACACAAGCCCACATTTCACGAGGTAAGTCTTCTCTTATCCTTAATTGTTGGATTGGCTCGACCTCTTTTGAACCATCCTTAAAATATGTTGTAACATTTACTTCAACAAATTCGTAGAAATCTGAAATATTTGATTCTGAATACATGATCATGCGCCTGTATAGCTTGTCAGCCATAACGCCAATACGATCAAGGTGTTTTTTCCTGAGAAATGCTATCCTTAGCTTGATGTCTACTTTTGTCAATAATTTGCTTGCGCATTTATTAGCATTTGCTGTTTTATATCCTGCTTCTCTGTAAGCCTCGGAACCATTTAGAGATACTGAATATAACTGACAAAAATATTCGTGTTTAAGGCTCTTTAATGGCTTTGATCCGTCATTAATATGCCTTACTTTACCAGTGACAACTTTAACCGCTTTTGGGGCTGCTTTCTTCTTTGTTTTCTTCTTTTTTTCCACGCTGTTTTTCCTGTATAAATATCTTCACAAAAGTTTCAAATTTAACCCCAATCTTAAACTGCTTATCCGATACCGATATTATTGTCTTGCTGATAAAGCGTTCCTCATAGTTTTCCTGGTCAATCATCACTCTGTCAGGCCGTTTCAGGCTTTCTAAATATTCGTCAATACCTGCCTTTAATTCCTCTATGGCATCAGATAGAAACAGCAGTCTTTTAATCTTCTTAATGTCTGCAATATTTTTACTCTTCCCCATTACCCTCCTCTGTCTTATACGATACATCAAAGCCAACATTCATTCTAAAAACAACAATATCTAAATATCCAAACAAGAGAGACAAACTGATTTTATTCTCTTCAGCGTAATCTGTAATTAGCTCGAAGAGCTTAAAGATGTGTTTGTCATCCTCGTCACTGTGTATAACGAACTCTTCCTCTTTTACCTTTTTCTTATTTTTATCCATTTCAACCCCTTGTTTTTATTAACCCATTTTCATTTATTTAAATTAATACTTGACATTTAACTAGTTATTTGTTATATTACTCCTGTTCGCAAAAGCTATGTACAAGCTAAAGAGGTATTAAGATGAAAGTTAGACAAATGAAATCCGCTAAAGGCAATCCGGTTGCCAATCAGTTTATTATTAATAATACTAGCATGGTTGTTCCCGTGAATGGCCCTGACGGTACCTGTGACAGGGTTCTTTCTGGCAATGCGTTCCAGTCTTATGGTTCCATTATTTCTTTTTGCTCTTTTAGCGGCATCGTCTATCTTGATGAAGTCTACTGGGATTA